CCCCCCTCTAATTATTTACAAGGAATTTTATTATGGCATTTGCAACAAGAAGCAGTTTAATTATATATCAGCCAGACATTGGTGATATGGGTTTATCGACAGGTGAGCAAGACGCATTTGTTACTCAAGCAATAGCAGATGTTCAAAGAGATATTAGAAACAAATGGTGGTCAGTTTATCACAGTAACCAATCAAGAAATAGAAGCTATGCAGGTGGCATAGAGATTGATCTAACTTTACTAACTGATTCACAATGGACAAGGGCAACAGTTTATAGATGTTTGGGATATTATATATGCCCTGCATTAACTAAGTTTAATTCAACAGGCGATGAAGATCGCTTTCAACAAATGGGTAGTTATTATAGAACTATGTATGAAGATGAATTTGCAGATATTTTAAGAGATGGTGTTGAATATGATGCCAATGATGATAGCACAATATCTGACGCTGAAAAAGTTGCAGTACATTCTATGAGATTGGTTAGATAGTGGTTACAGTAAATTTAGAAGTTAATGTTACAGCAGTTAAGGGAGCATTAGACAAGATTAAAAGAAAAGTACCTAGTGCTTCATCTAAAGGTATTGCAGTTGCTTCTACATTTATACAGAACGCTATTAAAGATAGAACAAGGCAAGGAAAAAGTGTCAATGGTGGTGGTTTTAAATCTTATTCTAAAAGTTACAGAAAAGTTAGAGCTAAACGAGGTGCTTCATTAACTCCCAATTTATTTTTTAGTGGTCAGATGTTAGGTAATATGAGTTTTAAGAAACTATCATCTACTAAAGGTCAGGTGTTCTTTCCTAACAGAACACAAAATGTAAAAGCATTTTTTAACGATCAAACTAGACCATTTTTTAGTGTTAATAAGCAAGAAGAAAATAAAGCAGTAGATATATTTAGAAAAACATTTGAAAAAGAATTAAGAATATGAGTGAACGAGAAGATATTGCGGCTCACATTGTTACAACCTTATCTGCGGTTAGCAGTCCGATAACTTTCGGCAAGGTAACAAGAGAGCCTTTTGAATTAGATGAGTTGTCCCAACAACAGTTTCCTGCTGTCTATATACAGACTGCTGATGAAACTAGAGAAGATGTTAGTATTAAGAATAGTGGCATAACTCGGACAGGGACGATTGATTTTAGAATATTTGGTTTTGTTACAACAGCTAGTACAACGACAAGTAATATAGATACTAAGAGGAATGAATTAGTAACAACAGTTGAGACAGCTTTGGATAGTGATAGAACTAGATCAGGTAACGCATTGGACACCCAATTAGTTGCTGTTGAAACAGACGAGGGAAGTATATTTCCTTATGGTGGTGTGATTATGACTATAAGGTGCTTCTATAAATTTACACAAGGAACACCATAATATGAGTAATAAAACATATTTAATTAAAAATGGAGTTACTGTATTAACAGATAATCCAAATAAATTTTTAGATGATGGTTGGGTGCATAAGCATAACAATCCAGAAGCTAAAAAACCAACAGGGAGAAAATATGGCAAAAAGAATAAAACTCCAAAATAAAGATGGAGAAACTATTGAGGTTTGGGATTACCAAGTAGAAGAAATGACACAACAAGGTTGGTCAAATCAATCTGCAAAACCCAAAAAAAAATCAACAACTAAATCTTTTAATATAGAAGAAGGAGAAGAATAATGGCAGTACATACAGGCTCAGCAGGAGTTGTAAAAATAGGTGCAAACACAGTAGCAGAAGTGACAGGGTTTACACTCGAGACAACTGCGGATGTGATAGAATCAACTGAACTATCTGACACAAATAAAACATACGAAGTAAGCAGAAAAAGTGGAACTGTAACTGTTGAATGTATGTGGGATGAAACTGACTCTAATGGTCAGATTGTTCTACAAGAAGCAACAGGCGTTACTTTACTACTTTACCCAGAAGGTGCTACAAGTGGAGATTATTATTATTCAGTACCTGCAATCGTAACAGGTAACTCAGTTGCAGTAACTATGGATGATATAATTAGACTATCAATTTCTTGCCAAATAAATGGTGCTATAACTAGAGCAACAGTATAATTTGACAATTAATATAAATTAGGATAAAAAAAGTGTATGTCAGCAATCGATATAATTACAGACCATTTTAAATCTTTAGACCAAGGTGAAAGCAAGACTTTTACAAAATGGGAAGGTTTAACATTTTATAAACAACCTATAAACCTTAAACAAAAAGGTAAATTGTTTAAAAAAATGGAATTAGATGCAATCGAGGGCTTGGCATACGCTTTAATTGAATTAGCCTTAGATGAAAAAGGCAATAATATGTTTGATCTTGCAGACAAGCCTAAATTAATGTTAGGTGCTGATCCCGATACATTATCAGAAGTAGCAGCTTGGCTTATGCAAACACCTGAAAAAAAAGACATTAAAAAAAAATAGCAGACGACAATGATCTATCAGCGATCATTCAATTAGCAGATTATTTAAAAATACCCATTGCAGAAGTAAGGAAATTTTCAGTAGAAGATTTTTTAACTTGGATTGTGTTCTTAGAAGATAAGAACAAAAAAGAACAGCAACAAATTAATATGGCGAAAGCTAAATCACGATCTAGGAGATAGATGACCAAAAAAGTTAATATAGATATAGTAGCAAGAGATAAAACCAAAAAGGCTATTGCTTCCTCTAAAAAAGGACTAGGTGGTTTAAAAACATTTGCTTTAGCGGCAAGTGCGGCATTAGCTTCAGTAGGTGCAGGTAGAGCAATCGTAAACCTTGTTAATGTTGGAAAAGAAATGGAAAGCCTACAAGTTAGGTTTAAATTTTTATTTGGTAGTGTTGATGAAGGTAAAATAGCTTTTGATAATCTTTCTAAATTTGCATCTAAAGTTCCATTTGCATTAAATGATATTGCTATGGCTTCTGGCAATCTTGCAGTTGTAGCAAAAGATGCAAAAGATTTAACAAGAATATTAGAAATTACAGGTAATGTTGCGGCGTTTACAGGTTTAGATTTTCAGACAACAGCTAGTCAGATTCAAAGAGCATTTAGTGGTGGTATTTCTGCGGCAGATATATTTAGAGAAAAAGGGTTAAGATCAGTTTTAGGTTTTGGTGAAGGTGCAAAAGTTTCAATAGAAGAAACTCAGACAAAGTTTGAAGAAATATTTGGAAAAGGTGGAAGATTAGGAAATGTAACAGACGATTTAGCACAAACTTTTGAAGGAACTTTATCAATGCTTCAAGATAAGTTTCTTAATTTTCAAATGGCTATTAACAAAGCATTTTTTGCTGAATTAAAAAAACAGTTTGGAGATTTAAATCAAACACTAGAAGAAAATGAAAAGAATATTGAAAAATTTGGTGAAAATATTGGAGAAACTTTAGCTACAAGTCTTGGAGATACAATTACAGTAATAGATTTTTTTAATGAAAGCATAGCATTAACAAATAGATTACTAAGTGGTGAAGGTGGGGGTGGTGATCGTGGTGCATTTGGCAAAATGCTAACTCTAATGATGAATCAAACACAACTTTTTGGTGCAGTACTTCACGAATTTATAGCTGATTTAGGTGGACTTGCTAATATATTTGAACAATTAGCACCAACTCAAGAAGCATACGCAGATCAAATCATAAGAATTTCTAAAGGCTATGGAGTTTTAACGGAAAATACTGAAGAAGCAGAAGTTGCAGTAAACGATATGACTTTGGCTATGTCATTATTTGATGAACAATTAAATCAACAAAAAGAATCATTGGCTTCAGTAGATGAAGAATATTTAAAAATTATTCAGTCTTTAGGTTTACTAAATGAGGCACAAATTGCAGTGGGTAATAGTTTTGAGGCACAGAAACAAGCCTCAAGAGATGCACACGCAACAGAAGTCCAAACAGCAGAAGAAGCGGCAGATAAAAACTTAGAAGCCTTTAAAAAAGGTGAGTTTGGTAAGATCAATATGAAAAAATTGACTGACAAACAACTAGGTCAAATGGGTAGAACAGCACTTCAAGAAGGTGCTAAGATGAACAAAGAAATGTTTAGATTAAATCAAGCATTGATGATTGGTGAGGCAATAATGAATACTGCGGCTGGTGTCACTAAAGCATTATCTCAAGGTGGTGTGTTTGCTATTCCAATGGCAATAGCAATAGGTGCGATGGGTGCTATTCAGATTGCAACAATAGCTTCACAACAACCACCTGCACAATTTGGTGGAGCAAGACAACAAGGTACACCATTCTTAGTTGGAGAACGCGGCCCAGAATTATTTACACCAACTAACGCAGGAACAGTTACACCTAATCATCAACTTGGTGGTGGCGGTGCAACAGTAAACTTTAATATAACAACAGTAGATGCACAATCATTTGGAAATCTACTAGATACAAGACGAGGACAGATTGTAAATATGATTAACTCAGCTTTAAATAATAAAGGTCAGGCGGCTCTAGTATGAGTGGTGCATTTCCTACAAGTCCAATATCTAATGGGATTAATATTAAGAGTAATCAAACAACTATTGTATCTACATCTATTAGTGGTCGTAGACAAGCTAGACAATTACAAAACCATAGATGGGAAATGCAAGTATCATTTCCACCTATGACTAGAGCAAGTTTTGCTCCAATCTTTGCTTTTATTACTGCACAAAGAGGGCGTAAAGAATCATTTACTTATACACCACCGATTATAGATGATTCACTTGGAACAGAAGCAGGATCAGTATTGGTAAACGGAGTACACGCTGTTGCTGATACCACAATAGCTATGGACGCTTTTGGTGCTGATGGTGCAGGTAGATTTAAAGCAGGTGATTTTATTAAGTTTGCAGGTCATAATAAAGTTTATATGGTTATATCAGATGTTACATCATCAAGTAATGCGGCAACAGTAACAATAGAGCCACCATTAACAACTGCATTAGGTAATAACGAAGCAGTAACTTATGATAGTGTTCCATTTACAGTTGCTTTAAAAAATGATGTTCAAGAATTTCAAATAGGGCAAGACGCTTTTTTTAGATACGAATTAGATTTTATTGAGGTTATATAATGTCAAGAGGTTTACACTCTGATCTAAAAACTGAACTAGCAACAGACCATTTAGATCAGATACATTTAATTCAATTTACTATTGGTAGTACAGTTTATTATAGAACTACTGCCTATTATTCTATTACTTATGATGGTAATACATATAGTGCTGGTGCGGATCTATTACAGATACCATCAATTACAGAAGCCAGTAAAGTTGCAACAAGTTCTGTTAATTTTTCTATTGAGGGTGCTAGTCAAACATTTATAAGTTTATTTTTAAACAACGATCATATTCATAGACCAGTAAAGATATTTAGAGCATATTTAACTGACGCTGGTGCATTAGTTTCAAATCCCTATGTAATATTTTTAGGTTACATATCTGGTTATGGAATTAATGAAACTATGACGACAAGTAGAGTATCTATTAATGTTGCTAATCATTGGGCAAACTTTGAAATGAAACGAGGCAGAAGAACTAACGACAATTCACAGCAACAAATATTTAATGGAGATAAATTCTTTGAATTTTCTAATGCTATGATGGTAGATATTGAATGGGGTAAAAAAATAGATGACCAATAAATATAAAGTAATAAAAGCAGAAAAAAATCACATAAAATATTTACAAAAATTTGTTAAGAATATGATTGATGGTGCAGATATGATTTTTCCTCAAATGAATGTTGTCAAAGCAACACGATATGGCTCTAAAATGATAGAGGACGGAACTGTACTTTGTTTAGTACACGATCAAGAAATTGTTGGATCAGTTTGTGGTGCAATAGTTGGCTGGTGGTTTGCTGATACAAAAGTTTTAACTGAACAAGGTTTTTGGATTAATAAGGAACATAGAAACTTAGAAACTGCAAGTATGCTATTAAAAGCATTTAAAGCATTAGCAGATCAAAATAATATGCCTTGTTTATTAAATACGTTAGATGGAAAAGAAATTCCTGCTAGAGATAAATTGTTTGCTGAACACGATTTTAGGCGTGTTGGTTTTAAATATGGGTATGGTTTGTAATGTGCGATAATCCGATTGATGACATAAAAGATATTATTGATGATGGTATAGATTTTATAACCGATATAATTGATGAGACATTAGACTTTTTAATAGGCTGGATGATACCAGATATGCCAGATATGCCAGACTTTGAAGCTATGCTTCACGGAGACGGGATAATGGTCAATAAAAGGAACTCAGACGCTTCTTTGCCTGTCTTATATGGTACTCGAAGAATTGGCGGTAATATAGTTTGGTTAGCAACATCTTCTGATAATCAGTTTTTATATGTTGTTGTTGCATTATGCGAGGGTCAAGTTGCAAGAATGACTGAACTTTATTTAGACGATCAACTGTACGCAACTTACACAGGATCAGATTCTACTTATGGATCATCTAGTAGCATTCAAAGCAAATCTAATTTTTCTTATGCAACACCAACAACAGCACCAGAAAACACATCAAATTTAACAATAGAAACAGATCACCCAATGTATAAAGCAGTTGAGGTTATTGATGATGTTGATACAGATATTTATCCAACAGAATTTATTTGGTTTAATGGTAGTGATAGTGGCAAAAATTACACTCAAGAATTTAGTGAAGTTTCTAGTTTAGGTTGGACATCTGCACATTTGGGTAAAGGTATATGCCACGCTATGTTCCGTTTTAAATATAACGCTGACGCATTTGGAAAAATACCTAAGATAAATTTTACGATTAGAGGTAAACAAGTTCTAACTGATTTAACAGGATCGACTTATGGGTATTCTGCAAATCCTGCTTTATGTTTGTATGATTATTTAACTAATACTAGATACGGAAAAGGTTTATCTGCAAGTGATATAAATACAACTTCATTTACAACTGCTGTTAATGTTTGTAATACTCAAGTCACACCATTCACAGGAGCAGACGCACAAAATTTATTTGAGATACATTCAGCTTTAGGAAATAAAACCAAACTTATTGATAATGTCAAAAGGATAATATCATCAATGAGAGCTTTTTTCACATTTAGTGGTGGATTATACACAATTAAAGTTGAAGGAACAGGATCAAGTGTTTTGTCTATTAATGAAGATATGATTGTTTCTGGTATTCAAATACAAGGTGAAACAAAACAAAAAAGATATAATAGAGTAATTGCTCGTTTTGATAATGAAGAAAAAAATTATCAACCAGATGAAGTTATATATCCACCTAAAGATGAAACAAATGTAGGTGCTAGTTATAAATATTCAACAATGCTTTCTAATGATAATGACGAAGAATTACATTTTGAAATGCAGTTGCCTTGCACGACCAATCCATATCAAGCTGAAGATTTAGCTGAATTAGTTTTAAAAAGATCAAGAGATGGAATAACTGTAAAATTTGTAGCGACTTCTGAAGCTCAAGAATTAATTGTAGGCGATATATTTCAATTAACACATAGTGGAATGGGATTTAGTTCTAATAATTTTATTTGTGTTGGATTAAGTTTACAAAATAATGGTAATGTAGGAATTACAGGGATAGAGTATTCTGCCAGTGCTTATAGTTATAACACAAAATTAAAAACACCATCACAGCCAACTACTTTCTTGCCAGATCCAAAAACAGTTGCCGCTCCTGTCTTAACTTCTATAACTGATACTGCGGTTAATGTTACTGAGGGAAACTTAAATGTAATAATGACTGTTTCTTTTAGAGGAACATCAGATTATTTTGTAGATAAATACGAGGTTGTTTATAAAAAGAGTACAGATTCAATTTATAAATCCGCAGGTATATCAAGTAATCAAGTAAGAGAAATACCTGTCGAAAGTGAAGTTACTTATAATGTTAAAGTTAGATCAATTAACACATTAGGTTATAAATCAGCATATGTTGCAGGAGATCATTATGTCGTAGGTTTTGCTGATCCACCTGCTGATGTAACAAACTTTGCAATAGATTATCAAGATCAAACTGCGGTATTAAGTTGGACACCAAGTACAGATTTAGACTTAGCTTATTACCATATTAGATTTAGTCCTGATACTACTCATAGTTATGCAAACACAACAGTATTAGTTGAAAAAGTAAGTCCACCTGCTAACTCGGTCATAGTACCAGCTAAAGCTGGAGTTTATTATATTAAGGCTTTTGACTTACTAGGACACGAATCAACTAACGCATTAGCGGTTATTGGAACTATATCAGAGTTTCAAGGACAAACATTAGCTTCTACTATTACTGAAGAGACTGCTTTTAGTGGTACACACAGTAATACAGTAGCAGTAGATAATATTTTAAAATTAGACTCTTCAGGAAATTTTGACAGTTATAGTGGTAACTTTGACGATGCTACAGGATTGTTTGATCAAGGAACAGGAGTAGTTTCAAGTGGTACATATACTTTTGCAAATCAAATTTCTTTAGGTGCAAAATATCAAGGCAGGGTATCTAGTTTTTTAAATATTGATTACTTAGATTACATTAACAACTTTGATTCTATGGCTGGTAACTTCGATGATGTTGCAGGATTATTTGATGGTGCGGCTTCAACAGTAGATATGGACGCTAAATTATTAATTGCCACAAGTGATGATAATTCTACCTTTACAGCATTTAGACCATTTCAAGATGGTAACTATGCTTTTAGATATGCAAGATTTAAAATTGAACTTACAAGTAATGTTTCATCAGCAACACCTCAAGTAAACAATTGCCAAGTTAAATTGTTTATGACTGATCGTACTGAGAAAGAACAGAATGTTGCAAGTGGTGCAAGTACTAAAGCTATTACATTTGGTAATGCTTTCTTTACTGAGCCTAGTGTTATTATTATGGCACAAAATGCGGCACAGAATATACAAACAGCAGTTACGAGTAAATCAGCAACAGGATTTAGCGTAACCTTTACAAATGCAAGTGGTGCGGCACAAGATGTAACCTTTGATTATGTTGCAACAGGACAAGGCAGAGCCATTTAATTTGCCAATTTAAAACAAATACTTTATAAGAACAACAGGAGAACAAAATGACACAAGCAGATTTCACAATCGCCAATCAGACCTTCCCAAACACAAGGGCAGAGATAAATACATCTATACAAGCATTGGCTACAAATTCAGCAGGAAACTCAGCGCCAAGTACAACTTTTGCTAATCAATGGTGGTTTGATAGTGATGATAACAAGCTGTATATGAGAAACAAAGACAATGACGCTTGGGTAGAAATTTTAACAATAGGTGCAACCTCAGATAAAGTAGAAACATTATCTGCGACAAGTATTGGTGCATCAGGAACAGCTACTAGCGTTGCTGGTATTCCTTTTTATAGAAATGATACATCTTCAATTTATACCCACGATGTATCAGGCACAGATAGTACCGCTGTACTTAACACTGCTTATGGAATTACTGCATTAGACGCAATTACTACAGGTGACAATAATACTGCATTAGGGTCAGGTGCTGGATCTGCTTTAAATACTGGACATAGAAATACTTTAATCGGTCAAGGGGCTGGTAGTTTATTAACCGAAGCAACTCACACAGTAGCGATAGGTAATGCGGCGGCTTCAGGATATGATACTGAAACAAATAACCTAGCGATAGGTCACGTTGCACTCGGTGGCTCAGTAGCTGGTGGAGAATATAATGTAGCTATTGGCAATTTCTCACTTGACGCTTTGACTTCAGGCGATAACCATACTTGCGTAGGCTACAATGCAGGAACTGCAATGACTACTGGAACAAACTCAGTATGCGTTGGATTTGAAGCTGGAAAAACTATGCAAACTGCTCAAAATGTTACAGTTGTTGGTTATAAAGCAGGAACTGTTAACACAATACACGAACTAACTGCCTTTGGTGCTGAAGCGGCATTAGGAAACACAAGTGGTGCTGGTATAACTGCACTAGGTAGAGAAGCATACAAACAAGGAGATACAGAAGGACACAACCTTGCTGTTGGAGCACAAGCTATGGCAGGAGCTGTAAATGGTGGAGAATACAATGTAGCAGTTGGAAACTTTTCTTTAGATGCTTTGACTTCTGGTGATAATAATGTTGGTGTAGGTTATCAAGCTCTTACTGATGTAAATAGTGGGGGAGATAATAGTACTGTTGGTTATAATTCTTTACCTAATGTTACAAGTGGAACAGACAATGTTGGACTTGGTCGTGATGCTGGTGCTAGTATAATTAATGGTAGTGCAAATATTTGTATTGGTTCTGGTTCTGATGTTTCTTCTTCATCCCAAGATTTTGGTATTATAATTGGTTTTCAAATTGCAACAGTAGCTGACAGAGTTGCTATTGGAAAATCTGGTGCATTAATTTACGCAGACTTTGCTTCAAGTGCTACTTGGACACAATCATCTGATGAAAGATTAAAAGATAATATTACATCTACTGACCTTGGATTAGATTTTATAAATGAATTAAGACCAGTAACTTTTAAATGGAAAGATACTACAACTGTTTCTGAAGAATTAACAAAACACAGAACAGAAACAAATGCTAAAGATACAGAAACTTTACAATATGGTTTAATCGCACAAGAAGTTAAATCAGCTATGGATAAAGTTGGACACGACAAATTTACTGGTTGGGATTTAGATGAAGATGAAAGTCAAAGTCTAAGAGAGGGTCAATTTATCTACCCTCTAATAAAAGCTGTACAGGAATTGTCAGCAGAAATTAATAAACTAAAAGGAGAATAAAATGGCAATAAGTAAAGAATGGGTATCAGCTAAACCTAAAGTAAATGCTGATGGTAATGTAACAGAATGGTCGGTTGAGTATAAATATACTGATGGTGATTTTTCTCATATATTTAATAAATCTGAAAAGATTGGAACACCATCTAAAGTACCTAGTGGCTATTCTAAATCTGAAATACTTGGTTTAATGGACGTAGCTCATTGGGACGATATGTTTAATAAAAAAAATAACATTTTTAAAAATCCACCAGCGGTAGATACTGTTGATAATGACTTTGATATTAACTCATTAAGCTAGGAGCAATAATGGAAGATCAACTAAAACAAACAGTACAAGACTTAGTGGCTATTATTAATGAAAAAGAAATGATAATTACTAATCTTAAACTTAATAACCAATCTCTTTTAAGAGAAATACAAAACTTAAAAGGGGAAGAAGTTGATGCCAACGCAGAGCCAAAAGAATAGCGAACAGCTAAATAAACTTGATAAGAAGGTTGCCTTGATTGAGGCTGATTTAAAATCCATTAAGGACAATCATCTTCATACAATTCAAGACTCGATTTCTAAGATCGAGAAACATATAGCGTCTATTTGGAAAGTAGTGGGCTTACTATGTTTTATGTTCACAATCGTATTCGCAGAAACAGTTAAATCATTTATAGATTTATTAGTTATTTAATAGAGGGTTAAATATGGAGAAATGTATTCTCGTAATATCAGACCAACACGCTCCTCACCACCACCAAGATATGATGGCTTTTCTAAGAGCCATAAAAAAGAAATACAAACCAACTCGTATTGTAAATATCGGTGATGAGATTGATGGACACGCAATAAGCTACCATTCACCAAACCCAGATTTATCTAGTGCTGGTGATGAATTAAAAAAAGCAGTAGATGTTATACACGAATTAGAAGATTTATTTCCTAAGATGGATTTAGTACATTCTAATCACGGAAGTTTAATATTTAGAAAAGCATTAACTCACGGACTGCCTAAAGCCTTTATAAAAGATTACAATGATTTTTTAGAAGTTGGAAAAGGCTGGAAGTGGCACGAAGATATAGTTATTAAAGCAAGTAACGGACAGGATATTTATTTCTGTCACGGAAAGACAGCTAACATTCTTAAACTTGGACAGCAGTATGGAATGAATGTCGTGCAAGGACATTATCACACGAAGTTTAATATTCAGTATTGGGGTAATCCAAACGCTTTACACTGGGGACTTCAAGTTGGTTGTTTAATAGATAAAGACAGCCTTGCTTACGAATACAATAAGTTATTTAAAGATAGACCGATAATTGGTACAGGAATTATTATTGAGGGATTGCCCTATTTACTACCAATGGTCTTGAATAAAGGTGGAAGATGGAATAAAGTCGTTCCTTGATGAGTGCATTTAAGAAACAAGTCGGTGGAACACATTACAAAGATCATAAGATACAACCTTATGAATTTATCCAAGAGAATAATTTAAACTACTTACAAGGC